AGGCTACAGAGGCACCGCCACGGCAGGCGACGGAGGCACCGCCACGGCAGGCTACAGAGGCACCGCCACGGCAGGCGACGGAGGCACCGCCACGGCAGGCTACAGAGGCACCGCCACGGCAGGCGACGGAGGCACCGCCACGGCAGGCGCACTCGGCAACGCCACGGCAGGCGCACTCGGCGAACTTTGCATCCGCTATTGGGACTCAAAAGCCAACCGCTACCGCACCGCTATTGCATACGTTGGCGAGGACGGTATTGAGGCAAATGTTGCCTACCGTCTGGACGATCAACACAAGTTTAAGAAGGTGGCGTGATGGTCAAAGTCCTTTTCTGCACTTTCGCGGGCGAGGTCTTGCGCCCCGCCTTGATCGTCAGCCGCTACCCGGCATTGCAGCGAGTGCGCGTGCTGATGTTGGACACGGGCAAGCACTGCCATGTGCATCCGAATTCGATTCAAACATAGCGCGGCCTAGCCGGGCTAGGCGTGGCGTGGCCCGTCAAGACAAGACAAGGTTTTAACGAGAGGAAATCATGAAAACAGCAACCGTATCAATCAAAAGTGTTTCCCCTTACAGCCAGTCGAAGCACTACACGACTGAGAAGCTTCCCAAGGAGCTTGCAAAAGACTATGAGGCGCGCACATGGCAAGACCGCCTGCACTCCACCGAAGATGGAAACGTCTTCATCCCCCCTATGAGCTTCAAGAACTGCCTGAGCGAAGCGGCTAAGTTCTTGAGCGTCCAGATCCCCGGCAAAGGCAAGTCCACATACACAAAGCACTTTGAAGCTGGTGTGCTGGTGACTGATGCCCTTGTCCTACCCATCAAAAAAGATGCCGTGAAAGGCGAGTGGCTTTTTGTCCCATCTGACGGCATTCGCGGGTCTGGCAAGCGAGTTGAAAAGTGCTTCCCCGTCATACATGACTGGTCGGGTGAAGTGGTCTTCCATGTGTTGGACGAAACGATCACAGAAGACGTGTTCAAGCACCACCTTGAGCAAGCGGGGGCGTTCATTGGCATTGGCCGATTCCGCCCGCGCAACAACGGATTTTATGGGCGCTTCAAGGTTGAGGCGCTGAACTGGAATTGATTCTGGCGGGGTGGGGCAAGGCCAGGCACGGCAAGGCCCGGCTCGGCATGACAAGACAAGACAAGACAAGAGCTGTTTACAGCCGGTCGCCCATCACGGTGGGCTTCCGGGTGGAAACACCGCTTGGCGCAGCAAGTCCCGGCTGGACGTGGCTTGGCAGGACAAGACAAGGTTTTACTTTAAAGGACGACATGAGCAACCAACCTGAATTCAGATTGAGCAGCGATTCAAAGGCGCTTGCCAAGATGCTCATTGCATCTGGCCCCGGAGAAGTTGTGCTCTACGAAGACTTGGATAAAGCGATTGGCCGAGATGTACGTGAAGCCGCATCTGGCGCGCTTCATACGGCACGACACATTGCGCAGCGCGAACATCGCATGGTTTTTGATGCGGTGCGCGGCGTGGGTCTCAAGCGTCTTGCTGACAGCGAGATTGTTGACCTTGCAGACAAGGCTCGTGATCACGCCCGCCGACATGCGTCACGCACAGCCAAGAAGTTGACTTGCGTTGATTACGACGCCCTATCTAAAGACAAGCAGACCAAGCACAACGCCGCTCTATCCATGTTCTCCGTCATGGCCGAGCTTTCGACCGACAAGGCTCAAAAGCGCCTTGAGAGCAAGGTCAAAGACGCGGATGCGCAACTTCCAAATGCAAAGGCCGCGATTGAGGCCCTGGGGGCGGTTCTATGAAATGCCGCCTATCAACCCGCGTCCAGCTTGTCGCCTTCATTGCCATTTCGTATGCAGTGACCGCCACCCTGATCGCTGCCCTCGTACTCGCTATTCAAGTGGCCCACGCGGCCTATGTGGAGCAAACCGTGTGCATTGACCCCTGCCTTGAACAAGCCCCCAAGGATCACATTGACGTGCTTCTTGATCGCATCGAAGAAGCGCACAACTACGTTGCTCTGCACACGCGCCGTGGGCAGCAGGCGGTGCGCGAGGCTGGCATCAAGTCGCCTCCTTTTGATCGCAACTCACCCGTCATGCAGCAACTGATTCAAGCCCTGACCATCCTTGCCCCACTGGCAGAAATGGCTGGCCCGAATGGATGAGCTTGGAGGGCTGACCTTTGGCGAAGAGTTGGCCCAGACCATCGCCGCACACGTCGCCATGATCGCTGCTTTCTTTGCGGTCCTGGCTTGGTATGGAGTCACACCACTTGATGCGATCAAGTTGGTTTTGAGGGGGATTTTATGAGCGCAATCACCATGATCGAAAACGATGTGATCGAGGCACAAGATGCCGCATCGCATCCCGTGCCAGCCACGGCACAAACGCAAGCCTTGAGCGTGCCTGACAACTCGCCAGCGGGGATGATGATGTCTCTGCTTGGGCGCGGTGCCACGCTGGACCAGATCGAAAAGATGATGGGCCTGCAAGAGCGATACGAGGCCAACGAGGCGCGCAAGGCGTACACGGATGACATGGCCCGCGCCAAGCAATCGCCGCCCACGATCAGCAAGGACAAGTTCGTCAGTTTCCAGACCCAAAAGGGCGTCACCGAGTACACCCACGCCACGCTGGGTAATGTGGTGCGCAACATCGTTGCATGGCTTGCTGACCACCGATTCAGTCACGCATGGCGAACCGAGCACTTGGAAGGTGGGCGCATTGCCGTTACCTGCACCCTGACCCACGCCATGGGCCACAGCGAAAGCGTTTCCATGGAAGCCAGCAAGGATGACTCAGGCGGCAAGAACAACATTCAAGCTGTTGGATCTGCCATCACATACCTGCAACGCTACACGCTGCTGGCAATCACGGGCCTGGCCACCGAAGACCAGGACGACGATGGCGCCGGAGCCGAGCCCCAAGAGGCGGAAGACGAAACTCTGATCCAGTTCCGCAACGCCGCGATGCTGGGTGAAAAAGCCCTGCGCAGCATGTACGACCGCAACGTGCCCACAGAGGAATTCTGGAAGAAGCACGGGCGATCACTCAAGGATGCCGCGAAGAAGGCAGATCAGGAGCGCGCGCAATGATCATCTTGAACCACCCACAGGGCTCTGAGGATTGGTTGCAAGCGCGCGTAGGGGCCTGCACAGCCTCACGGTTCACCGATGCGCGCGGCAAACTCAGCAAGGCCAGCAAAAACGGCAATGCAGGCGACACAAACGGCGATGCCATCAAGTATGCCTGGCTGATCGCCATGGAAACAATCGCCCGCAAGCCGCTGGACGATACGTTTGTGACCTACGCCATGCGCCGAGGCCGCGACCTTGAGCCGCAAGCGCGCGCGATCTATGAGCGCCGCACCGGCGCGTGGATTGATGAGGTCAGCTTGATCCTCACGGATGACGAGCGTTTCGGCTACTCGGCTGATGGCTTTCGTGATGACGATGGCCTGATCGAAATCAAGTGCCCCAGGGCTGCTGACAAGTTGGGCCAAGTCTGGGAGCACCCTGAAACGGCTCATCTTGAGTACATCGACCAGATCAACGGCGGGCTTTGGATCACGGGCCGCAAGTATTGCGACCTGATCGTTTACTGCGACTGGCTGGCCCCTGTTGGCAAGGATCTTTTCGTCAAGCGCATCTATCGGGATGAGGCTGCGATTGAAGCTCTTGAGTCGGACTTGCTTTCCTTCATTCGCATGGTTGACAAGTACCTGGCCATTTTGCGGGCGCCCACAAAGATGTCAGGCGCACCCGCCGAGAGTCCCGAGCCCGCGCAGTCAATCGCTCCACCTTGGGAAGCGCCCGCCTTGCCTGCCGCAACTGGCGCCGCAACTTTGCCTGAAAACATCTTCGCTTTCTGAGAACGTATGACCCCATCAGAACAGATCAAAGCCGCGCTTGATGCGGGGCCGACAGAAGGCCCGTGGCTGGTGTATCCAGACCGTTTGATGCGTGTTGTGGATGCGCTGGACAACACCATTACATCAACGGGATGCACCGACAGTATCCGCGACCAGTGGGAAGTAAACGCCGCATACATCGCCGCCTGCAACCCCGCCAACATCCGCGCCCTGCTTGTCGAACGCTCCACCCTCATTGAGCAGACCCGTCAACAAGCCCTGTCGATCATCTCAATTGATGGGCAGGCGCAAACAATGATGGGCGCCATCGTTGCGTTTTGCCGGGTGCAGCAATCAGCAGACCAGGCATGGCGAGAGCAGCCACATGTCGCGCCGCTTTTTGAGATTGCCCGTGCAGCACAGGAGGCCGCGAAATGAGTGCATCACATACCCTGCCGCCGCTGCCTGAGCTTGACGCCATTGCATCCACTGTGATGCGTATTGTTGGCCTGCAAAAAGGCGCCGCCCGGCACGTCGCCGAAATCACACTCGAATACATGGCGCAAGACCGCGCTGCCCTCGCATCCACCGCAGCAGTGCAAGCCGCCCTGTCCAGCCAGGCGCCCGCAGCCTTGCATGAAACCGACATCTACGACTTCGCGGGCTGGCTCACGACACGCCCCGGCGTGATGCCTGTGGGCTCAACTTCTGAGGCTGGCCCGATGGCTGAGGCTGTCGGCGAGTACATCAAGACCTACCCCGAGCGTTTCGCAGCCCTGCAATCCCGCCAGCCTGCCGTACCTGTGGCGCCTGTGGCTGCGGCTGCGGTGCAGGAGGGGTGGCGACTGGTGCCGGTGGAGTTTATTCGAGGCGTCACCACACTGGCGCACAACTACTCACTCAAGGCCGAGGTGACCTGTTATTACCAAGGGGTAGAGCGTGATGCGTTCAGTGCCGCCTATGCCCATTGCGGCCAGGATCTCGCCAAGGTGGTCGCCATGCTCCAAGCCTCCCCCACCCCGCCAGTGCAGCCAGACCCATTGCAAGGAGCTGCCAATTGGCTGGCAGAGGCTATTGAAGGGTGCCAAGCATCAGACATCGCGGGCCGCTTGAGCATTGGCCACAACCGTGCATCGCGGCTGCTCACCGCCGCCCAGGCAGAAGGGGGGCGCTGAGATGGCATACCACCACGACTACGACAACGAGCCAATCGGAGGCGGGAACCCGTACTACCGATGCGCTCACTGTAAGCGGTCAGATCCCGAAATCAACGGACGCATTAAGGGGCACGAATCATGGTGCCCCTACCGTTTGAAGAAGGAAGCTGAAACCGCCACCACCCAGGAGCCCAGCCATGAGTGACCCCATCGGCGCGCTGATCGTCTTCGTTGTTGGCGCCGTGTGCGGCATCGCCACATTCATCGCTGGCGTCTTGTTTTACAAGGACAGCATCAAATGACCGACCAAACCCAACTGCTGCGCGAGGCGCTGCGTGCCCGCATGTGCGCATCGTGCCCAATCACTGACCCCGAGCAAGCCTGCTGCATGCCTGATGCCCGCGCCGCCTTCTCTGCACCTGCACAGCCCGCGAGCGGGGAGGCTGTGCCCCTCAACCACAAACAAGCCACCGGCTCGAAAAACTGCATGCAGTGCTGCGTGTCTTACATGCTTGGCCTGCCGATAGACGCAGTGCCTGATTTTGAGCGTGAACACAATGCTCACCGCACCGCGTGGGAACTGATGGAGCAAGTCTTTGAGTGGCACGGCTGCACCGCAGAAATGTTCCCACCAACCGCAGAGATAACCGGCGACTACCTTGCGTCCGGCACGACGGATCGGGGCACAAGCCACATGGTTGTGATGCGAGGCGGAAAGCTGCTGCATGACCCGCACCCGTCAAACGCAGGGCTTGAGTTTGTCCAAGCTGTCTGGATCGTTGCCCGCAAGGCTGGTAACAACACCACCCCGCCCGCCAGCCAGGATCAGGCCGACCCATGGAAGACCGAAGCCATGGGCAAGATGAGCCGCATTGAAGAAAGCATGACTTTGCTGGCTGACAAGTTGGAGCAAGCCAGCCAGGAGCAGGCACAGCCCGCCCAGTGCGACGGCGGCACATGTGGCCTTGGTGGCTACTGCGACAAGTGCCCTAAGCAGGCACAGCCCAGCGGGGCCGCTTACTGCTGGGCTGTTAGCGGCCTGCGGTCGATGTTCCACGGCGAGTTTGCCGAGGCTGACGCACGCGACAAGGCCCGCCGATGTGGCGGCGCTGCGCAAGCGTTCCCGTTGTTCCGTGAGGCACAGCCCAGCGGGGAGGTGGTGCACCAGTGGCGCAAGCAGGGCACTGGTGGCTTCTGGTATGACGGCCACCCGGACAACGAAGACGGCGGCGGTCCTTACGAAACGCGCACGCTCTACACCGCACCCCAGCCAGCACAGCCAGCGGTACGGGTGGCGATGACGGAAGTGAACGATGTTGGCCTAGTCCCAAAGGTCATCACGCCATTCACGCCAGCACAGCGCCGACGCCTGTGGGAGAACAGCCCCGAGCACCACAAGGACGCGGCCAGTATCACAGGCTTTGAGCGCATCGTTACGCTGACCGAGCGCGCCCACGGCATCACCAGCAATGGGGCGACTGATGCGTGACTAGGCTGGTGGCTTTGCGCGTTTGATGACCAGGCGCAGCCACTCTAATCCGTGCGCGTCGATCTTGGCCCATAGGTCAGGCGGCAGGCGAATAGACCGCTGCACCAGCTTCTCGCTGTCGGGCTTTGGAGGGCGCCCACCCTTGTTTTTGGGTTGTTCCATGACACCAGTATATGTGATGCAAAAAGGTGTTGACAAGCCGCGCGTTTCTGAATCACAATAACTCATCGAACAACGCAACAGCAAGGACAGCAAGATGGCTTGGCTTATCGCTCTCGCAAACGACCACGGGGAGCCTATCCACGAGACGACGCGTGACATCACTGACCAGGTGCTTGACGCAAGTCGCTCTGAGGCATTCGACGCCAACAGCACCGCTCAGCTTTGTGCTGCCGAAGACATCTGCTTGGACGAGCACGGCTGGACCTTCAAGTCGGCCACCGGAAAAGGTTTGCGCGACTGCAAGATCATGAACGGCACCTACTGGTGTGCCTGACCCCACCCACCGGAGGAAATGACAATGACAGCCATCGAAGTCGCCTACGCCCTGAACGTGGCCGCCACAAACATCGCTTTTGGCCGCTACCTTGAGCCCGCCACTGGCGAGTGGGTGGACATTGGCGTTTCTGGCAATCGGGCGTTTTCTGTCACCTAACCCCACGAGCCCGGCACACCACCGGGCCGCAGCCTGACCACCCCAAACCATGAGAGCAGAGACTATGGAAACCGACTACGAATTCATCAAAGGCAACGGCAAGGACATCAAGGCATGGACAAAGGGGGTGCAGGTGGAGGACGCCGCCCGACAGCAACTGCTGAACCTTTCCGGCATGCCATTCATCCACAGTCACATTGCAGCGATGCCTGACGTGCACTGGGGCATGGGGGCCACCGTTGGCAGCGTCATCGCCACGAAAGGCGCGGTCATCCCTGCTGCCGTTGGCGTTGACATCGGGTGCGGGATGATGGCCCAGCGTACCACCCTGACGGCATCCGACTTGCCGGACAGCCTCCATGAACTGCGCGGCGCCATCGAGGCGCGCATCCCCCACGGCCGCACCAACAACGGAGGCCCTGGAGACCGTGGGGCGTGGGGAGACGTTCCGGAAGGCAACTACAACCGTCTTCGACCAAGCCTTGAGGCATTGAAGCCTATTCTTGAGAAACACCCGAAACTGGCCCGAGCTGCGACACGGGCCGCAACGCACGGGGGTACGTTGGGCACCGGCAATCACTTCGTCGAGGTTTGCCTTGACGAAGAACAGCGCGTGTGGGTGATGCTGCACAGCGGATCGCGCGGCATCGGTAACGCCATCGGGTCACACTTCATTGAGGCAGCCAAGAAGGACATGGAGCGGTGGTTCATCAACCTCCCCGACAAGGATTTGGCCTACATCCCGCAGGGCTCCGATTTGTTCAGAGAATACTGGCAGGCCCTTGATTGGGCGCAAGTTTTCGCCAGGGTCAACCGTGAGCTGATGATGGACGCGGCCCTGCTTGCTCTGGCGCAGGCTGTGCCCAAAGCGTTTACTTGCGACTGCCAAGCGGTGAACTGCCACCACAACTATGCGAGCTGGGAGCGCCACTTTGGCGACAACGTGATAGTGACGCGCAAGGGTGCAGTCGCCGCCCATGAGGGTGCGCTCGGCATCATCCCCGGAAGCATGGGGGCCAAGTCGTTCATTGTGCGCGGCAAGGGCAATCGTGAATCGTTCTGTTCGTGCTCACACGGTGCGGGCCGCTCCATGTCCCGTACTGAGGCAAAAAAGCGGTTTACGCTGGCCGACCATGCCGCCGCAACTGCTGGCGTTGAGTGCCGCAAGGATGAGGATGTACTTGACGAAACGCCAGCCGCCTACAAAGACATTGGCGCGGTGATGCGCGCTCAAGAAAGCCTTGTCGATGTGGTGCACACGCTCAAGCAAGTCGTCTGCGTGAAGGGCTGACCAATGACCACCCACCCCACCCCCGAGGCGCTGGCCGATGAGCTGGAATCGCATGTGCATGGCCGCACTGAATGGCGCGTGCAAGATCCGGCCAGCAAGTCCTATTGCATCTCGTTCGACCGCGATAGCAGCCTGAACCCCGAGCACGATGCACGGGAATGGTTGAGCCTCCATATCAGCAACCACCCCGACAGCCCCAAGGCGAAGTACGAGGTGGCAGAGGTGCACTGGTTCACCGATTTTGAAGATGCTGCCAAGCAAGCCGCCGCCACCCTGCGCACACTGAGCGCAGAGCTTGCCCAAGCCAAGACCGATCTGCACATTGCCACCGACGATGCCGCTCAAATGCTGGCATCCACGCAGGCACTGAGCGCAGAGCTTGCAGCAGCAAGGGCGGAGCTTTCCTACGTGCATCAAGCGATCAGCGACCCCGAGAACCAGCCGAGCCAGTTTGGCACAGTGACGCTTGAGATGCACTCGGAGAGCGAATTTGTCATCGACAAGATGTCAAAGCTGCTGGCCGAAACCGTGGTGATCTTGCGTGGCCCCGAGCCGCCCTTGAAACGGTGGAGCTATCACGACATCCCCGAGCAAGTCGCAGCACTCAAAGCCGAGCGCGACTCACTGCGGGCAGAGCGAGACGGCCTGGCCCGCTGGAAAAGCACGCACGCCCCACGCATTGAGGCTTTGCAGGGTCTCAAGGATCACGCTCAAGCCGAGGCAGCGAAGGGCGCCGAAGCCCTCGCGTCTCTGGCCTCTGAGCGCGAGGCGAATGCCATCCTGACGGCTGAGGCTGAGGCACTGCGGGCAGATGTGGATGCCCAGAAGCTCGACTATCAGCGGCTCATGGACAAACACAACGCGCTGCACATCAATGCCGCACGGGCGCGGGCAGAGGTGGAGGGGCTGACGCCGAAGTGGCTGCCGATTGCCAATGTGCCGGATGGCGATGTCTGGTTTGCGCTGGACTGCGGCCATGTCGTGATGGGGTTCAAGGGGGGCAAACTGTTCGATTGGGAGGCAAACACCGATCACGATTGCTGCTATGACGCTGGCTGCACGATGGCGGTTCCATGTGCTCCGCCCGCCCCACCAGTTGCAGAGGGGGTGCGATGAAGCAGCACGACATCAAGCACATCACCGACCTGCTGGCACTTGATGAAGATGAGTTTGTCCGACTGCTGCCTGACCTGATGGTGTGGTGGAAAGCTGCGAAAGCCATCCAAGACATTGACGGCGCAGTCAACACGGGCTTTGTCTGGATCGATGACGGCAAGCCCGGCATTGACCACTATGACGCGGTCGACCCAGCAACCGGCAACACCAAGCGCATCAGCCTGAAAGACCACCCATGACACCCACAAGAGAGCAAGTGCGCAAGCTGGCGCGAGAGGCTGACATCATCGACTGGCGCGACGAAGACGGAGACCAGCACGTCGAGCAAATGATCGACTCGCTCATGGTCATCTGGCAAGCCGCCCGTGCTCAGGCGCTGGAGGATGCGGCAGGGGCGTGTGATGAGCCCGGCATCTACACAAAGCACGACATGCAACAGGCCATCATGGCACTGAAAGGCAAGCAATGACCATCGAAACCCGCGCAGTCGCTTGGACTGTCGCGCCCATCGGCGAACCGGCGTACTCCGAAATGTCAACTCAAATCAACATCACTGATGAGTCGGGCGGCGAGTTTGTGGAGGTCAATCAAACAGGCCGCACGGACCTTGGAACAATCCAGATCAATCCCGACGAATGGCCCGACTTACGTGCAGCCATTGACCATGCAATCAGTCAGTGCCGCAGTAATGGTGACATGGACGAGTTGCGCGCAAAGGCGAAGGGATCTAAGCCATGACCCTCCCCGCAGACATTGCCCGCTGCCCTGGCGTGGGCTCAGATTCCGAGGGCTGGCGTGAGGGCTGCGAAAGCTGCGCGCGCCGCTCCATCGTCCGCGCTGCTGCGGCTCTTGGCGATAGTGGGGAGGGGTGAGCATGGATGCAGTAATCGAGCGCCAGTCTGAATTTCTTTCAGCCTCAGAAGTGCGCGAGTTGACCGACTACGCACACGCTAAGCAACAGGCCGAATGGCTGACCGTGCGCGGCATCCCTCACAAGCTGGAATCTCGCCGCGTGGTGCTGTCACGCGTGCATGTGCGCGGCTGGCTTGAGGGTCGGCCAATGGTTGCTGGCGCTGGGATCAACTTCGGGGCCATCAAGTGAGAAAGTCCAAATACCCACGACTGCGAAGCCATACGCGCAAGGGAAAGTCCGGCCAGGTTTGGACTTGGTACACCTACGATATGCGCCCAGATGGCGGCACCGAGATAAGCCTAGGCAAAGACTACGCTAAAGCCTTGGAGCAATGGCACAAGCTGCATAACCACCTGCCGATGATCAAGGGCACCATTCAGGAGGCCATTGATCGGTGGCGTGCTGAATGCCTGCCCCTGCACAAGGACAAGACGCGCGAGGACTACACGCGCCACCTTGCCAGGATTGAGCCTGTTTTTGGCAAGGCCGCATGGCATCAGGTGACAGTTCCCGTGATGCGCCAATATCTGGACAAGCGCACAGCCAAGACTCAGGGCAACCGAGAATTGTCTGTGCTGTCGATCCTGTGGGGCATGGCTAGGCGATGGGGCATGACTGAATTGGAGTGGCCCGCCCGCGATCTGAAGGGCTGGAAGAACCCAGAGAAGCCGCGAGCTTTTGAGGTGACTGACGAGATGTTCGCCGCAGTGCATCACGAAGCCGATCAGGTGCTCAAGGACTGCATGGACCTTGCCAGCGCAACAGGCATGCGCCTGACGGACGTTCGCACCATCGCTATGCCATCGGACGGCCTGCTGCGCTTCAGGGCAGGCAAGACCAGCAAAGGCGCTTACTTTGTGGTCGATGAATCGCCCGTACTGTCCGCCCTGGTGGAGCGGCGCAAGAGGCGGGACGTGCCCTGCACCATGCTCATCATCACGCCGACTGGCCGGGCACTATCAGAGCGCATGCTGCGCGAGCGATACGACGCAGCGCGAGAGGCCGCAGCAATCAAGGCCGAGAAATCGAATAACCCGGGTCTGGCAAGCCAGATCAGGGCAATGTATCTGCGCGACATGCGAAAGCTCGCCGCAGACCTCGCCGGGGATAGCGCGGAGGCATCAAAGCTGCTCCAGCACTCATCCACGGCACTTACTGAAAAGCACTACCGGACCCGAGGCACGAAGCTGAAGGCGGTGAAGTGAAAGGAAGATGATGAACCAAGACCAAATTGCCCGCGTGGCGCATGAAGTGAACCGGGCATATTGCCAAGCGTTGGGCGACAACAGCCAGCCCGCATGGGATGATGCGCCGCAGTGGCAGCGAGATAGCGCCATGCTTGGCGTGAAGTTGCACACCGATAACCCTGACGCTGGGCCTCAGGCTAGCCATGAAAGCTGGATGGCCCAAAAGGTTGCCGATGGTTGGGTGTATGGCCCCGAGAAGAATCCCGAACTGAAGCAGCACCATTGCATCGTGCCGTTCGATCAATTGCCGCTTGAGCAGCAGGCAAAAGACTTCCTGTTTCGCGGCGTCGTACACGCGCTTCTGACTGCCTGACGCAGACACGGTGCAGACGCTGATGCAGACATGACGCCTGCGCACAGAACGCAAGGCCGCGCTAAGTGCTTGATTTTATTGTGGTGCCCCGGGCCGGAATCGAACCGGCACCCCTTGCGGGACCGGATTTTGAATCTGCCCACAAAGTGAGCGCCAGCGCGGCTTGCAGGCCGATCACGTCTGCAATGAGTGGCGCGATTGAATGATTTTTGCCGTAGGACGGGGGTGCTTTGCAGACATGCGGGGCGTCCGCGTTGAACGGAGAGTTAGGCCAGGTGCAAAGCACTGAGCCTGACCAACACCACAGCCGACCCGCAAGGGTGGGCGCCTGATTTGAGCCGTGCGAAGCATGGCGGAAAGGAACCAGATGGCAGAGACGACAGGCATTGCATGGACTGACAGCACGTTCAATCCGTGGATCGGCTGCACAAAAGTGAGCCCAGGCTGCGACAACTGTTATGCCGCAGTGAGCACACCAGCGCGCAGCATGCACATTGCGTGGGGCCCCGGCCAGAAGCGACACCGCACCAGCGACCAAAACTGGAAGACACCTCAGTTCTGGAACAAGACCTACGACGCATTTGCGGCCACGCACGGCAGGCGCCGTCGTGTGTTCTGCGCCAGCCTGGCCGACGTGTTTGACAACGAGGTGCCGAACCAGTGGCGCGCCGACCTGTTCGCGCTGATCGACAGCACACCGAATCTGGACTGGCTGCTGCTGACGAAGCGGGTGGGCAACGTGCTGCCAATGCTGGCCGAGATTGGCCGCGACAGGCTGCCAGTGAACGTGTGGCAAGGCATCAGCGCCGTGAACCAGGACGAAGCCAGGCGCGACCTGCCGAAGCTGGCACGCATTGAAGCCACCGTGCGCTGGGTGAGCTACGAGCCCGCGTTGAGCGAACTGGACCTGTTCGAGAGCGTGATGACCAAGGACGGCCCGCGCCAGTTGATCGAGGGGCTGGACTGGGTGATTGCTGGCGGCGAGAGCGGCCCCAAGGCCAGGCCAATCCGGCGCGAGTGGATTGATCTGATGCGCGACCAGTGCGACCGCTGCGGCGTGGCCTTCTTCTTCAAGCAGTGGGGCGGCCCCACTTCGACCGCTGGAGGCTGCGAGCTGGACGGGACCGAGGTCAAGGCCTGGCCAACCGCTGCACAAGAGGCCTAACCCAGAGTTCACCGGCGCCCACTTGTGGGCGTCCGCGTGCAACGTAGTGTTAGGCCTGGTGAAAGACGAGAGAGCAATGCAAGACCACATAACCATCAGCGATGTACTCAAGCGCGTGCACACCCTTGAGGCCGACCATGGCCCCGATGGGTGGCCCGCCATCCAGATGCGCGACCTGATCGTGCTGCGCGGTGCCGTGATGGAACTGAGGGCCGAGTTGCGGACACAGCGCGCAGGCGTGCGTGACGTTGTGGCGGCAGCCGTGAAGCTGGTGTGTGCGCCTGCCTGGTCGGGCATCAGCGACGAGGACATCGAGCTTGAGCAAGCCCTGCGAAGCGCCGGGTTTGTGAAGCCGAAGGAATAACTTTTGGAATATTTTGCGGCCCGCGTTGTGGCCAGGAAGGACAGCATGGAATTTAAACACACACCTGGGCCATGGATTGGAGCGGGCCCGAGCTTTGGCGATCCGCTCCCGCACTACACCACCGAGATCCTGGTGGAGGAAGAAAACGAGGACGGCGACAACACACCCATCTGCTCGCTGCCTTTCGAGAGCTTCGACACAGAGAACGAGGCCAATGCCCGGCTGATTGCGGCGGCACCAGACCTGCTTGATGCACTGGACACGCTGTGCAACCGCATCGAGCTGGAGAGCGCCACACCGCTTGACTGGCCCGCTTACACGCAAGCCCGCGCCGCGATTGCGAAGGCTGTTGGGGCCTAACCCAAAGTTCACCGGCGCCCACTTGTGGGCGTCCGCGTGCAACATAGTGTTAGGCCTGGCAGCAACAACGCCCAGGGCGCAGCGAGAACACACGAAGCCGACCGCACAGCGGTGGGCGCTTTGAAACCGAGCAGGCCGAAGGCTTGCGGATAGGAGCGATAGATGAGCAACTGGAAAGAAATGCTTCAACAAGCCATGGCCGAGCGCGGCGAAACGCTGGCCGACTTGGAGGCCAACACGCTGACGGAAGCCGACATGGTGAAGGAGTTCGACGCCGGTTATGGCGGCACCGAGGGCATCCCGTTCACGGCGTGGTCCGCGAAGACCGTGTACTTCCCGATCTGCTACGACGGCGCCGAGTGGGTGGGCAGCGTATCGCGCCACCCTGACGGCAAGCCGACCGATCACCAAGGCGGCTGATGGGGCCTAACCCAATATAGACCTCAAAAGTGAGGCCTAACCTGGTCTGTTACATCACCAGTGAGGCCTAACTTGGCGCATCCCCAGTGCGGCGCCAGGGAAAACCTCACCCATGCGCAGCTTTGCAAAAGATTGCCACCCAGCAGGAGGGCGGGTAATCAATCCGCGCTTCCCAGCGCAGCAGCACGGCACTTGTAGTAGATGCCCGCCACCTCTGTCAGCTTGCGAACAGTAGCCCCGAATGAATCATCACTGAGGGGCTGAAGCTGCGGGCATTGCGCTATCACTAGCGGGCTCAGAGTTGGTGAGGGCCGCGTTGAGGTCGCGCATGACGCGAGAATCATTGTGGCAGTCAGCGTACACAGGGATTGTGGTCGTTTCATGGATCACCCTTTGAATGATGGGCGCTTGAATCGTGTCGATCTTGGAGATCGCCGCAGCCGCGACTTGAAGGGCTTTGCCTTGCGCATCACGCGCCGCTGATTGCTCGGCCAGGTGCTTTGCATCGCTTGCCGACGCGCCCATGTGATAGCCCTTGAGTAGCGCCGCGCCGATCAGCACAGCAAGGCCCAGCAGAGAGGCCAGGGCGGCTATCAGGCGGGCTTGTAGGGTCACGCTAGCCCCTCGGCATACCTTGCCTTGCCGCCGTCAAAATGAGCCGTTAGAACCTGCTTGCGTGGCTTGCTGGTGAACGACACATGCAGCCATGAGCCCTCCATGATCAACTGATCAAATGTGAGCTTGCTTGCGACGATAGCGCGGGCCACTTGAAGCGGCGAGCCAAAGCCAGGCGCGATGAAATCGACAGCCTGCCCGAGCGTGTGCTGACTATCCACTGCGCCGCCTACCGCGTGATTGACTGCGGTTGACCTGTAGCCACTGGTGACGATGATCGGCACACCAAGCAAGGTGCGGATGCCCTCAAGGCCAAGCGCCGTTTTGAGCAACGCAGGCAGCACCGAATCAGGCGGGCTGTTGTTGATGCTGAAGCGCGTGGCCGCCTGGCTTTGAAGGAACTCGGCTAGGCTGAAATGGGTGGATAGGTTCATAGCCCCACCTTATCGCCCACCTTATCGGCGCCTTTGTCGCGGATCTTGTTTGACAGACTTTGAAGCATACCGACAAGGCCCCAGAACAGCGCACCGACGATGAAAAGCACGGTACTGATCACGCCCAAATCATCGACCGTGGAGCCGCTGAAAAGCCACGGCACGTAGTGACTTGCTGCGCGGCACGCGGGGGTGCCCATGAGCACGCCACCCACGCCCGCACCGATGGCGCGCCACCACGTATCCTTGCGCGTCTCAGGGTGGTAGGCGGCAATGATTGCCGCGCCCACAGCCGAGGCCGCGAACATCGTGCCGACTTTAGCCAGCCCCGCGCCTGCAACAGCGCCCGTTCCGAGTTCCATATGCTTTTCCATTTCCGATCCTGACGGCCAGGATTAACACTCCCCACTGCTGCCGCTCGCAGTGAGGGCGGGGGGTCATTTGCTCAGCGCGTGCATGTAGTTTTGCAGCGTGATTCCTGCCGCTGACCGGGCCTCTGCTTTGATTTGCGCAATCTCAGCATCAGTCGGCGGGGTCATGAATTGACACGGCTGCTCGACGTACTCCACACGCGGTGGCCTGCGGGCTGGCCTGCGGGCTGGGGGCGGCGTGAACTCAAGCGCCGCCCTGCCAGCATCGGTCAGGCTCACGGTGATGGCGATGTGTGCAGCCCTGCGTAGCCGTGTCGATGGATTTGACAGCGAGCGATCATCGCGCAGCATGTCCTGGTATTCGGCCAGGTCCATCGATCCGCCCGACTCAGACAGCGCGGTCAGGATTCGGCGCGGCCCGTTCATGGCCTGCCCGCAAGGATCTTTGCCACCGATGCGGGATCGCTCCACACTGGCAGCAATGCGGGATCAATCACGGTGGTTGTCAAGGCGCTTTTCGCAGCCTCAGCAAACCCGCTTTTGCTCGCTGCAAATTTGAGCAGCGCATCGGCGCAATTCATGGCGCCAGCACATGCCATGACCACCGGCACGGCTTTGATGGGGTCAGCATTCGGGCACCACCAGGCCGCCCACCCGAAGCTATTGAGGCCCAGCGCTTCGTTGTGGGTGAACCCTACGCCAGTGCCGCCAGCGAGCTTTGGCACACATGCGTCGGGGCCTTGGATGGGGTAGACCCAGCACACGGCCCAGTCGTTAGCCCCAAGCGCTTTGGGCAGCGAAGGGAAATAGCGCGGGTCGCATTGAAAAGTTCCCGACTTGACTGCTGAGCTGACGTTGCCGGGTATGCCGTAAACGACAAGCTGCGGGGTATCAAGCGTGGTCGTTGTGTAGCCGTTGATGAGTGTCTGCGCCCAGGCTTGAGAGCACAGCAGGAGGGCGAGGAAGGTGATGAGTTTTTTCACAGTGGGTATACCTTGAAGTTTTTGATGTGGGTGCCGGTTGTCATGGTTTGTGGAGTGCCGGATGTACGCAACCCAGCTCGGCCTGTCGCGGTGATGCTGGCGTCTGTCGCCGTCACAGCCACCACCCCATCCACCTTCCCCGTCAGGGTTGAGCCATTGACCTCAAAGCGCAGCGTTTTCGTTTGACCAACAGTGAACGTGGCTGCGTATGTGGCCCCGATCTGCGTGTTTGTGCCGCCGACTGTTTTGAAAATCTGCCAACCTCCAGCCGTCCGCGAGTAGCGGAACAAATACAGATCATTGGGAGAGGCTGAGGCAGATGCGCGAGCGCAGACACCGGGGGTATCTGTAATCTCGCTCAGACAAACAAGATCGGCCTCTACTGCGTAGTTTGCTGACGGAGGCGCGTAGTTGTAGATATAGATCCCGCCAACCGTGTCGGTGTTGTAGACCCCACCCGATCCGTTTAGGTATGTCGGCAATGCGGGAGGATTCGGCGGGAACGGTTGCCAGGTCTGGGCTGACTCCGATAAGTGGTCAGTCAGCAGAACCCCGCTCTGACCGAAGAACGTATCATTTGCACCAACGCCAGCGCCGAGGTAGTACACACCATCGGTGTAAATGCCTGCGCCATTCGTGCAGCGAAATACCAGCGCGGCGCTGGTGAATCCGCCAGGGCAGGCGCCTGACAGAATGCGCGTCACCGGGTCAAATGACAGCCACCCGGGACCAGATACCAGCGTCAGCCCCGAGTGTGACCCGTGGGGGCAATTGCCGTTGTCCCAATTGCGTGCACCGCGTGGAATTGTGTAGCTGTAGGCCGCACCCGGGGTTGGTGCAGGCAGCGCTGGTATCGTCAGCTTAGGGCGCACGTAGACCGCAAAACGGAGCGGCTTTGCAAACCCAATATCAGATCGCTCAGGATACACAGCGCCGTGTACCACCCCGGCCTGCACGCTAAACGTGTTGGAAAAGGCCAGGGTGCGTGTGCCTGACGTGTACGTTGTGCCGACTGGGTAGGTATCAGCAACATCAAGCGGCGATGTGTATTCATCGACTCGACCGGGGCCGTTGATATCGGTTGCGTGGTGGAACTTGATGCGCTCATTTGTGACCGCTGCGCCCCAGACTGACGATTGCGACGGCAACACCAGCGACCCGACTGAGCCGTAATCAATTTCAAGCGTCGTGTTCCCGCCTGCCGCTGCAACAGCAACCGACGCACTGGGAATCCAAACGCGGTAGCTGCTTATTTCCGTCGTGAACTCACTCGTGCTCGTCCATTTTGACTCGTCGTACGTATAGCCACGCGCAGCGCCGGAAATGATCGCGCCAAACATGAAATACCAGAGACTGTTTAGCCGGGTGCTATCGTAATTGTCAGTTGTGCTGCCGACCAGTGTGACTCCATCGTCTGCGTATGTTTCGAGCTTGATCGTCGTCGCCGTGAAAGTGGCGCGAGTGATCTGCCAAGCCCCATCCGTCTTTGATGCGTAAGTCTGGGGGGTCCAGTCGCCGCCCGTCTCGTACGCCGCCAGGCCAGAGGCTGCGTTTGTGTACTCAAAATAGTCATCCTCTTTGCCCGCCACGGCCTCGGCGCCGCCACGCGCCAGAAGCGCCCAGTACGACACACCCGCATTTACGCCGGGCACGGAGATATCGAGCGCGGCAGGCATATTCATGCGCCAGCGCCACTCGACGATGCGGGCGCCAGTTGCGGCTGAATGAGCGAGCCCGTGGACATGGCCCTGCACAACTGGGCGGTATGTGAACGATGGGCCGCTAGCGTTGGAGCGAACGCCAAGCAGTGGACGCTCTGACGCTGTAGCAGTGCGGCCTTTCAGCCTCATCACGCCGCCCGACATAGTGATAATGTCGCCCAGGCTTGGGATCGGGACACCATCATTCGCGTCAGCGTGGCCGGTCGAATATGGGTCGCCCGTGTACGACACGGATGTAAGCGCCGTGTGGCGTCGGTCGCGCTGACTGAATGCAGGGCTCCATTTGCCAAATGGGTTTCCGGGTCGGATCAATTCGCTAGACAATGCGCCGTCGAATTTCTCGACGTGGGCCAGCGTATAGCCCACGTAAGCGCCGGTGCCTGCCGCCCCCTCCGAAAGCAACTCAAGCACATCGATGCGCGGCACCCCATAGGCTGCGGCGATGATTGCCGCAATGGTATTTGGGTAGGCCATGCTCACGCCTTCCCACCAACCACGTCATAGACATCGGTGCCGATCTGGACAAGCGCGCAATATGGGCTCGTTGCACCGGTCGTGCGCACGTCATTGACTGTCGCTCCGCTGCCAGCAGTGACAGTTACGGTGCCGCGAATTGCGCAACCAAATCCGGAGCCAAGACCGGCAGGGACGGTTGCGGCCTGGGCCGATGAGCACACCAACGTGACGCCAGCATCTGCGGACGTGAGCGCCCGACTTGTGAACGCCACAGGCGCACTCAGGCTGCTTGAGGATGTGGTGAAGACCTGATAAGCGCCTGCCGTCACCTCGATCAGCACAATGCGAGTCTTGGCGCCAGTGGTCACAGCAGTGCCCGTAAGAGTGGCAGTGCCAGCGGTAGCAGTCAGCGTTCCCGTGCCAGACTGCACAAGCTCAAGGCGACCAAGGCCAGGGATCAGCGTCACCGTGTAAGCGGTGCTGGTGGAGTTGATCAGGTTGGCGCCAGCGTCAGCAGCAGTCAGTGCGCGGTTGGCGGTGATCTGGATGCCAGCGATGGGCACGCGCAGGGCATCAGCCGCAGCTTGAGCGGTGCTCACCGGCTTGGATGCATCGGGCGTGTTGTTGACGTTGCCCAGACCCACGGCAGCAGCATTGAGGCCGGATGGCTGCACGGCGGTGCTGGCAGCGGTCAGCGCCGCTTGGCTTACAGCATCAAGGTCAGCAGCAGGGATGCCGGTGCCAGGCTTGGCGTACTTGGCGTTTGCCGTGTTCTGAGCCGCCGTGACGCGGCCATCAAGATCGGCATCGTTTGCATTGATCTTCGTGCGCTGCTCAAGCAGCGTTGCACCGTCTACGAGGGGTTGGATTGCCATGGTCTTGTCTTTCAAGCGAGCAGCAAAAAGCCGCCCGAAGGCGGCTCGCTAAGGTTGCAAATGTTGGTCAGGCTTCCTGCCAGGTCAGCGCGTCATTCCACGCAAGGCTGTCAAGCCACTGGGTCAGCGCAGCAGCGCCACCAGACATGCCGCCAAGCAGTTGCTCAAGGGTGATGGACGCAACGTTAGGGACCGTGATGTCGTGGAAGTACATGGGCATTGACTGCCCAGGAATCAGGATCTGGAACGTGTAGGTGGTCGTGCTGGCGCCCAAAGAGTTGGGCCACAGATTCATCGCACATCGGCCAGATTGATTTGAGGTTTTGCTTTGCGATGTCGGGACGATAAGGCCCTGATACACAATCGGCGCGGTCAGTGTGGCCGTCACTTTGGCGCCAACAATCGCCCCGCCATCTGGGGCAACTAGCGTGGCTGTGACTTGGCAAACAGGAATGGTCATACGTTGCCCCAAAGAAAAAGCCCGCATGAAGCGGGCTTGGGTTGTGTGCGGCGCTGCTTATTCGCAGTGCTTGCCGGTCGGGTCGAGCGGGTCAAGCAATTGAGAGCAAAGCCACTTGGCGGCTTTGAACCGCCAGTCTGTGTGCGTGGTCAGGTAGCGGTGCAGGCGACTTGTCACCAACCATTCGCGCGGCAACTCGGCGAACACCAACGAGGCGATGAGGATGTTGGCGATCACGTCCACAAGGTACGCGGCCAAAACAACCGGCGCAGCAAACACACGGATCGTGGTCGTCAATCCATGGGCAAGCTGCACGCGGTAGATGTTCATGGCCGCCACGAACAGCAGCCAGAAAACATAGAGGAATGCGGCGAGCTTGAGCATCACGACACCACCGGGCGAGTGGGCTTGGCGGGCAGCGCAGCAAGCAGGGATGCGGTGTCGGTGGGGCGTGGGTGTGTGCCAGCCTTGATGCTGTCAAGGTACGCAAAGCACGCGCTGCCAAAGTTGGCAATAGCGGTGCCTTCGGCGTTGTACTTGGCGCTCACATCGCCCTTGTAGGTGCGGGCTGATTTGTAGTCCGCATAGCCCCATGAGTTGGCCAGTGCATCCAACATTGACGTGACGGCAGCGCCAGCCATTGCCTCAAGTTGGGCCTCTGTCGGCGCGGGTATGGTTGGCTTTGAGAAAGCGCCGCCGCTGTAGAGGTCGCCAACAGCCACTGTGCTTCCGGCATCCACCCAGACAATCGCCGGGTGGAACATCTGCGCAATATCGCCATCCGTTGCCAACAGCTCGGCCACGATGCCGTCATTGATGCGTGCGTAGGTTTTCATGGTCATGCGAACTCCAACACGGTAATCAGGGCCGCCCCGCCAGCATTTCCAGCGATAGCGGAAGACGATGAGCCAATGGCTGCGCCGTATGCGCCAACGCCATAGTCACCGCATATAGAGGCGCCCGGTGCGCCACCCATGACGCCACCACCGATGGTGCCGATTGCGGCGCCGCCAACGTTGCCGGACGACATGGCTATTACCGTTCCACTGACTGATGGGGTGCCAGCAGCGAGCGCCCCAGAGGTTATGTTAACTGCAATCGCAGTAGGGCCATAGCTGCTTGTCCCCTTTCCGCCGGGGCAGGAAATCAGCGAACCGAAGCTAGCTGTGCTGCCATTGCCGCCAGTTGTTGAGCCCGCCGCGCCGGCTGCGCCGCCAGCAGGGATTGTCAAAATCTGGCCGCTGCCAATTTGCGCAGCAGTCAGCTTGCATTTTGCGTATGCGCCACTGCTGCTACCGGCAGAGCCTGAATAGGATGATCCGGTAGCCGGTGCGCCGCCAGTGCCACCACCGGGCGCCTGGACATCCACGATGGAAAACGACATGCCAGGTGTCGGTGTGTGCGTCTGCCCATTGTTCGCGGTGGTGTAAACGCGCACACCGATCAATCGGCCAGCGACTGGGTGCGCCGGGTAAACAGATGTGCTGTCGCAATAGACCAGCGTTGGCGTTGATGGTGGCGCATCGGTGCCGGCACCGGATGCCGTCTTGCACGTCAGCGTAAAGGCGCCTGACGTGTTGTTGACGACCACCCACTCACCCACGATGGCAGGGAACACGATCTGCGCGTTGCTGGTCAGCGTGCCGGTGATGTTGATGATGTTCTTGGCGTACTGGGCCGCCGTGAGCGTCACAGTGCCGCCTGTTGCGCTCACGGTGGCCATGCCGTAGTTCACGTCAGGAACCCAGCCGGCGCCGCCCGCATCGGGATCGGTCGTGTTGTTGTCGGCCTGGTTGAGCCAATAGCCCGTGCCATCAGATCGCAGCACGCGGGCGCCCTTGGGGTAGCCGCCCACCTTGGCGTCAGCAGCGAACGCACTGTTGTACGGCACGCCGCCGCCAGCACTTTGCCAACGGTTCCATGCTGACACCATGTTGAGGATGCCGTTCACGTCCAAGCCGCTTGGAGGCACACCGCCGCTGGTGAGCGGGGTCATGGTCAATGGCGGGAACCCATCGTTGAGCGACGCGCGGCCATCTACCACGCCGATTTGCGATGCTGCGGGGATGGTGTTCTTGGACCCGGCGTCTGCAAACGCCTGAATGATCCGCAATGGGAGTTGACTAAGCTGCATGGAAGGTGCCTTCGCTGAAGGGATACAGGCCGTTGGCCTGAGAGAAACCAAGGGTCTTGTCGGTGGCGCCGTTGGAGATGCTCACGCTCACGCCAGCGGGGCGAGGGAGCGCATCCGACTGCTGCAAGACGGCCAATTCGTAGGGCTTGAGGTAGAAGCCGAACACGTACCTCATGGACATGCCGCCCAGGTCAACGGCATAGGCATTGCCCCGCCCTTTAAACAGGTTGCGCAGCAGCTTGTTGATCACGGGCGCCGTGGCCGCTGAGATGTTGGCCAGGGCCTTGACCATGATCAGCGTTCGGTATGCGTTGTCGCCAAGCACATAAGCCGAAGTTGATGCGGAGCCCTCGCCCCTGAATGGCGCACTGCCGAATGGGTAGAAGCCATCAGCAAAGCCAAACTGCGCGCCATCGGACGGCAGTTGCATGACGCGGCCAACGTCCACAATCCGGCCCCAGATGTCGAGCCCAAAGCCTTGCGCCGTGTCCACGTTCCAAACCATGTCGAAGAACGCATCAATGTCGGCGCGCGGGTCGATGCAATCATTCATGCCACGAATCAGTTGCAGCAGCGCGGGGCTGTTTGCATACTGACTGATCACGGTTTGCTCAAAGTTGATCATGTGTTCGACACCGCAATGTCAGCAGCGGCCAGGGTCGGCACTTGGTCAATGCCTACGTCCACTGAATTGAGCGTGGCCGACGATGTGCCAACCAAGATGGACTTGATCAGGGCGAACGATCCAAGCGCGGCCACGGGCGAATAGAAGCGGCTGGCGAAGATGGTCGAGCCGATGCGCGCACGGGGAAGACCGTCGCCACCCACAAAGGCCGAAAGCAGTGCGGCTTTGATCAGGTCTGAATAGTTCGCTGGGATGGCTGCATTGGCCGCCAGCACCACCGCGATCTTGATGGGCACGGTAGATGGCCGCTGAAACGTCACTGCGTAGGTGGGGTATGGCGGGCTGTAGCCCTCCGAGTCCGTCACGGTCACGGTGGTGTTGCCCACCATGTCGCAGCCGACATCCTTCTTTGACCAAATGGCCGCAGCCACATCTGCATCCGATCCGCCCACCGCCGCTACATAAAGCGAGTGAGCAGCCAGGCTCTTTGATGTGGCTCCCTTTGTCGCTGCGGAGCCGGTGAAGTTCTCGGTTGCGTAGCAGTCCAGCACGCCAGACACTTGCAATACTGCCGCCTTGATGCTGGCCAGCGATCCGTGGGCATTGAGGGCAACCGATGCGCGGCGGCGAATCTCAAAGTCAGACTGAGACTCAACGTCAGATCCCACTACGCCACTGACCAGCGTTGCCGAATCCCACCCGGTGATGGTCTGATAAATAGACACTGCGCCAGGAACCGCAAGCGGGCCAGCCGTCAGGTTCGCAAATGGCAGTGTGATCGTGCCGCCAACCGGGATCGTGCCCGCCTGCGTGCATGCGTAGATGTTGCCGTCATCGCCCTTGACCTTGGCGCCCACTGCGATGACGGTCAATGCCAAGCCCATGCACGACACTTGCACAACCGTTGGCTCTGCTGGGTTGCGCTCAATGAAGTAAATGCGCCCAATGGCATCTTGAAACCGGCCCTGCGCATTGGCGGGGTCAACTTGGTTTGTGATGTAGGCGATCTGGTCGTTCTTTTCGCCAATGATGGCGGTCAGGCTTGATGCAATCTGGCCTTGTGGGGTTTCAAGTGCCGGGTTCAGATCGCCACCAAAGGCCGCATTCATGTCGGCCAATGCGCCGTTCAAGATGTCGGATTCTTGGGGCAAAAGAATGCCGCTGGCGCCGAACGTGATGCTCGGCACGCTTGTCGTTGCTGTCATGTGGTGCCCTAGAAGCTGACGTTCTGCGCCGCGCCGTCAACGTCAATGAATTGGATTTGCCCGCCCAAGGTCCGCGCCGTGAATGAGGTAATCACGCATTGAGCGGACACCACGCCAGGGACGGTCAAAGCCGCTTGAACTTCGTATTCCTTGAACAGCGCAGCGGGCGGCATTTCGCCCAGCACATCAGCGAAGTACGGAATGCCCTTGCTCGTGTCATACCAAAGCTCTCCTGCGAACAACCGGCAGGCGCTGGCCACGTCCTGAGCGCGCGAATAGGGGTTGCGCGCAAGCGCAATGTTCCCGTTTGTGTCAAGGCACAAGTCCCACGTCGTGCGATCAAGCAGCAATGTTTGCATCAGCTTGGTGTCCCCGTATTGCCTGAGCCGGTTTGAACGCTGCCATGCGTGTGCGTGCTGCCCACGTTCACGCCGTTGTTTGTCAGCCCGCCGGTGATGGCTGTAGCGCCGTTGATCTGGATGTCTGGTGCATCCAAAATGATGGCCGTAGGCGAGTGCAGCTTGATGCCTGCGCTTGAGAACTGCACGTACTGACTTGGCGTGCCATTCAAGAAGCCGCCCATGTAAAGGCCGTCAGCCATGTCGAACCGGCGAAAGCTGCCGGGGTTCGATATGGCCTTGCTTGCCTTGACTGCTGAGATGTCTCGATCCGCGAAGATGGCCACACCGATGTCACCCACTTGAGGGTCAAGGATCACAGCGTTCGCGCCACCCTGAAGCCGAAAGTACGGAATCTCGTAAACCGTGCCGTGAGCCACAGCCTTGCCTGCGCCGTCCACTTGGTTGACCATCGGCTGCACATCCACTGTGCCAACTGGCGACACGCCGCCGCTGTTCGTCACAGCCTTGACCTTGACCAACATGGCCGTGCGAACCTTGCCCATGAGCATCTGAAACACGAACGCCATAGCGTTGAGGTCGGAGCCGTGCGATGTGGCCTCAGCCTGACCGTGATAGCCCTCAGATTGACTTGATGACGGGCTGGTCATAGCGGCTGCACTCCATCGTGGTGAACCAAGGCCCGCCAGGCATCTCGCTGGAGAGGTTCGTTGAAATCAGGTTGACGATCCAAAAGCCCGCAGCAGGCTCTAGGCTGGTCTTCACTTCGATCAACCCACCACTCACGATGTCAGGGTTGAACTCGGTCGTTAGGGTGATGCCCTGGTCATTGAACTTGGGGTAGCCGATCAAGCCGGTTTCAGGGGAGATGACGGGAATGGTCCCTGAGTCGGAGCGGTAGTGCCCCT